TCACGATGAAGTCCGGGCTCTCGCCGCCGGCCTTGGCGGTCAGCGACATGATCTGGGTCATCATGGTGGTGCGAGATGGCGTCAGGGAGGTCGAATACTTGTTCGACTTCCAGTAGCCCTGACCGGAGGCGTTCCGGTTGATGCCGCCGTAGACCGGGGCCACGGTGCCATCATCGTAGATGTCTTGGAACCCGTTGATCTGCAGCGGATTTGAGTTGGCCGAACCAAACATCGCGCTGGAGATCGCCTGCACCGCCACGGTCTTGGCGTCCACCATCCGGGCCTTGACCAACGGAATGATGGTTTCAGTTTGCTGAAGCAGGCTTTCCATGCCCAGCAGCGGGATCGGAACGGTGCCGACGCTCAGGTTCCACGCGGCTTGTTGAGTGCCGGTGAGCACTTGGGGCTGCGGGAAGGAGCCGTCATATCCGGTCCAGCCGAAGTTGACGAAGGACGAGCCTTGCACCGGGACGGTAACTTGGCTCAGACCGCCGCGGGCGCGCTGGGCGTTCCGCATCATCAGCGACAGCACGGGCGCCGCGCTGTAAATCTGGACGACGAGCTTGGGCACAAAGGCCCGGCGCATCACCGCCGTCAGTTCGTTTGTGATATTCCCGCTGCTGGGAACGACACCCTGACCGTAAACCGCCATGGAAGTATCCCTCTAAATAATCTACGCGTGCTTGCGTTCATCAAGGAGGACCTTGCCAATCATAGCGTCCTCCCACTTGTCGGGGTTCTCGAAGAGCCCCTTAACGTCGTGATCCACGGCGTCATTCTCGAAATTGTAGCGGTCCGGGGACCACGAAGACCGGGTCTCCACCGGGGCCGGGTTCAGGCGCTCGAAGAGGGCCGCAGCCGCCTCAGGGTCCGGGATCGACCGGTCCACCATCAACTGCTTGATCTTCTCGATGCCGTCATCGTTGTAGCCGAACTGCTCTTTCAGCCGGCCGAAGGAGGATTGCATCTCCAGCAGGGTATCCTGCTCCTTGACGCGCGCCTCGCGGGCGTCAAGGGCGGCAATGCGCTCTTCGATCTTGGAGAGGCTTTGCTGCACCTCGCTCCGGATCGGGGCGGCATATTGCTCAGCCACATCCTCTTCGGTCTGAACCTCTGGATGGTGGACCTTGATGGCCCGCTGCAGCATCGGACGGGTATCCTTGTGCCCGTTCAGTTGCTCCAGCAGCTTCTTGGCCGCCACGAGGGTATTCAACTCAGCTTCGTCAATTACAACTTCAGCCATGGTCCTGTTCCTTAAATGCCGGTTTTAAGGGTTGCGGTGATCAGATCACTGGTTGTTAGGCAGGTGACGCACCGGGAAATCATTCCGGATGTTCTTCGGCTGCGCGCTCATGCGCGAAGCGAAGTCGAGCTCCTGACGCTGACCGATGGTTTCGATCTGGCTATCGGGGGCGGTCGAGTAGGTCGGCGCGCGAAACGCCGGGGATTGCTTGTCTTGAGCCATGATGATGTTCCTTACATCTGCGGAGTAGGGGGGGGTGCGCCGCCCGGAGGGCCACCAGCGCCACCGCCGCCCATCTGAGCCATCAGCGCCTGCAGCGGAGCCTGTTGCTTGGCGCGGTCCTGAAGGCCTGCCAGCGTGGTCTGCTGAATGCCGGGTTGTTCGGTCTGCGACGGAACGATCTTGGCCCCATCGCTGATCATCTTGAGGACCACCTTGTGTGGCTCTGACCCAACCGGGAGGCTGGGCAGAGCCATCTCAAGGAGGTGGACCGCCTCCCTCACTTTTGTCATGGAGTCTGCCGCGGCGCCGGGGTTACCGGTCCGAGGCCCAGCAGGTCCAGCGGACCCGATGGGGGGTTGACCCATTAGTGAAGGAGGCAGTGCCATTCGAGGTTCCTTGTGGTGAGCATTACTGCTCTTGGGGTGCCTTACCCCGCCGAATTAACGGCGGGACTTGCGGCCACGACGCTTAGCCATGTGCGTATCTCCTTTTGAGCACCCGGGGGGGAGTTCGCTTACCACTCCCGGGCAATTTAGCAGTCACCTCAGAACCCCTCGGCCTGCGCGAATTCATAGATACGCTCGCCGGAGATTGCGGTCAACGGCGTTAAACTCTTGATATGAAAGGGGATTTTTACGGGACAGACCGGCTCTCATCTGGCGCAGCGTTGTATTTGCTGGCGATTATTGAGCGCCGGTCCCCCGCGATCAGCTTTTTTTCTTTCCGTGCTGCTGGAGCAGTTCGGGGTGCTGGCGGATCATTTCGGCCTTCTGCTCTTCCCTCTCGCGGTAGGCGATCACCAGTTCGTCCTGCCTCGGCGGGTGGGTCATCTTGATCAGGTCTTCGCCGTCGATGGCCTGCCGGGCCGCCAGAGCGAAGGCCAGCTGCATGTTATCGCCGGAGAAGGCGGGGGAGGAGGTGTGGCTGTCCACACCCACCACAGCGTCCTGAGGAAGCTGCGACAGCATGAATTCTTGACCGGGAGAGATGACCCCCATCAGGCCGCCCTTTTTGGGTTGAGAGAAGACCCGGGCGTCTTTGACGCGAGAGAGGGCGAAGCATTTCCCGGCCAATTCAGCGCACTGGTCTTCCACGATCAGGGCCCGGTCCCGCAGGCGCGGGGAAGATGTGCGCAGGGCCACATTGGCTTGAGCGCCCGAGCGCATGTTCGGATCGCCCTGACCGGATGTGGTGGGGGTGAAGCCGCCTGTGTCCTCAAACACGCTCTTGATCAGCTGGATATATGACAGGGCGTTCTCGGGCATTTTGGGCGCCAGCGTCTCCACCTTGGCGTTGGGCGCCTGACCGTCCGTCAGGATGCCGTTGGGCTGGTGAAGGATGCGGGCCTTCTCATCCGTAATGGAGGAGAAGCCGGTAAAGGTCCGGGGCGGCTTAGCCTGCAGGCGGAAGATGCGGTCCACGTCATTGACGCGGTCGTTCAACCACTCTTGCACGCTCTCGACGCTGAACAGCTCTGACCGGCCCCAGAAATAGTCAGGCTCCTCGTTGGGGCAAATCTTCACGAAGCCATGTTCACCCGGCACGTCGAAGCGGTTCCGGCTGTAGTATTCGCCGTCAATCACCACGTCACCAACCATGCGGATGGTGGACCAATCACCCTGACCCTTCCGGGCCTCATCGTTCATGACCCACAGCTCTTCGACCCGGATCATTTGGGCTTTGACCTTGGGGTCGAGCATGGGGGTTGGGGAGCCCACATAGGACACGTTTGCACGCTGGCCGCTGGAGGAGGTGGTGCCCACCGGATTGGTGCCGCCGGCCACGATCTCGTGGAAGTAGCTGCTCTCCAGATCAGAGCGATCCGGGCTCGGGCCCTGAGCCTGCACTCGACCGATGATCTCGGTTGCCCGGGGGTCTCCCCTCATCATTCGGGCGAACTGGGATGGGGTCAGATAGTAGAAATACACAAAGGCGTCTTGGTCATCCAAGGATGGCAGGTCCTCGCGCATCACGCCGAACATGTGGGGCCGGATGATGTGGGTCTTCCAGCCATTTGCATCCCACGTCAGCTTGCCCAGAGCGCACCCGTCCACGAGTGCAATGTCCACGCCCTGCGCGAAAGACAGGGCGCACCGGTTGCGTCGGAACTCCCGGGTCAGATGGCGGCCGGTCATGTCGGCCGCGCCCCTCCAGCGGGGGGCCTCATCCGCCTCAAAGGACACGTCGAACCGGACATCAGACGGGCTGAAGAGGTAGGATGACAGCTTGTCCACATGGTTGAAGCACAGATTGTCCTTCGCCCGGCCGCCGTTGGTCGTGCCGAACATGTGGAGGGTCTGGTAGAAGGCGGACCGCAGACGGCGCTCCTCGCGACTGACCGAGCACTCGCTGATGATTTCCTTGGCCCAAGGGCCGATGTGTCGGCTGGGGAGCTTCATTTCGTGCCCTTGCTCTTGCTGAGGATGGTTAGGTTTTCAATGCCGGCGCCCATGCCCCGGCCCTTGTGGAGGATTGCCACAGGGTCAACGCCCGCGGCCCGGGCTTCGGCTGCAGCAGGCGCAGCGCTCTGGATAGCGCCCAGATTGACTGCGGCGGCCTGATCGGGGTTTTGCGGAGCGTGCGGCCCCTGCGTGGCGCCGAAGAAGTTCTGAACGTAGCTCTTGAGATGCTCGGCCACTTCGGGCGTGCCGCCGCTGGCGCCCAGCATCTCCCGCGTGATGGCGTCGGCCTCAGCGGTCTGGATCGGGGAGGGGGGCATGGCGGCCACATCGCCCTGACGCAGATTGTCCTTGAGGTCGGTGACCCCATAGGTCTCCTCGGCCATCTTATAGGTCATGTCGATGGCCTTGCCCTTGTTGGTGCCGAT